CATGGTGCCGACAATCATCCGCATCCGAGACGGTCGCGAGGTTGCCCGCCGCGTGGGCTACTCGAGGCCGAGCGACGTGACCGACTGGCTGAAGAACACCGACTGACCGTATCTCACCACAAGAGCGTCATACGATGGCGATGAATCCGAGACTCCTTCGCCCGAAGGCCAGCGGCTTCAAATACCAGTCGCTGCGGCAGGGGCTCGTCGCCTACTGGCCGCTGAACGAGACGGCGACCAGCGGCGACGTGACCGCGAGGGACGAGAGCGGCAAAGGCAACAACCTGACCAGCAACAACAGCGTGTTGTCAACGACGGGCAAGATCGGCAACGCCAGGGATTTCGTCGCAGCCAACAGCGAGTTTTTGTCGATAGCGTCGAACACAGACATGCAGTTTGGCGACAAGGACTGGACGCTGTCCCTGTGGTTCAATCTCAACGACACGACCAGTTATCAGATTGTTGCAAAGGACGCCAGCGGCGGCAGAGAGTTTGAGTGTTCCTCTGCTACGTCAAGCGGCAACACTCGCCTAACGACTGTTTTTTATCACAGCGGAGGCAGTATTTCAGTTGTCGCGCCTAATCCAGGCTCACTTGCCATAGGCACTTGGCACTTCCTGGCGTTTCGTCACATTAACAGCACCGGAGTCATTTCCGGACGCATTAACACTACCACCGGCCTCACGTTTACTCGCCCAGCCGGACAAACATGGAACGCAACGTCCACTGAGTTCAGATTAGGAGCGCGAGCGTTTTCTCCGTTCCAAGCGTTTCTAAACGGAAAAATCGACGAGTGCGCCCGCTGGAACCGCGCACTGTCCGACGCTGAACTGGACCAACTCTACAACAGTGGCAGCGGCATCAACCTGGGGCAACGATGAGTGCGACCACCGGCCAGATCGACGCCGTCGTTGCCGCTCTGTGGGCCGGCGTTGTTGCTCAACAGGCGGGCTACTACGCTGCGAACCAAGCGTATTACCAGATGCTCTGGACGCACAGTGAGCCGCCAGCCGCCGCGACCGCACCCGACAGCCTGGGCGACCGGCCAACCGATCAGCCCGCCTCGCCGATCCAAGGACTTCCGGCGACGATGCGAAGCCGAATCAGAATTGACACCTACGGCAAGCCGGACGGGTGGACGATAACGCTTCAAGCGGTCATCGACGGCGAAGTGTGGCAACGGTCCATTGACTGCGGCGTAGACCCGTCGCGCTCGTCAGCGTGGGCAAAGCTGCCGCCTGCTCCGTGACGCTATTCCCACAAGAGAGAGTCATACCCGTTTGGGTATGATGACCCTCTTCACCTTAGAGACGGTCTTTCCGGCCTTCTGCCCTGCCCCAGATTCTCACGATCCCAACTGTCCGACAGGAGGCAATCCCGCATTTTCCCCGTGAAAAGCGGGGTTTCCAAAAAATCTTTTAGTTGGGGTTGCCTTCCGTCCGACGTTAGGTATACTTAGGGCATGACGCGGAACGACAACAACACGAAAGGGAACGAAATGCTCGCCAAGCTCCAAGCTTTCGCCAACACGCTGGACATCAACGAAGCCACGGTTGAGATCGGCACGCACGACCACGACCGTGGAGTTGTGTGGCTCAAGTACCGCCGGATCGGCTGCGACCGGATCAACAGCATGGCATGCGGGCTGGTTGAGCACGGCATCCGCTACATCAAGCGGCAGATGAAGGAGTTTGAGGCGTCGCTCGCATGAACGACCGCATCACCTTCCGCCTCGGCCCGCTCGCGGGGCCGATGGCGGCATACTGCGAGAAGCACGGCACCACGCCGAGCGAGGCGATCCGGCTGGCGTTGTCGCGGCTCCTGCGGGTGGAGGCACCGGAAATGCCACCGGGCAATCCGGCCATCGGAGAGCAGGCCGAAGCCGGAGCGGCAGCACGGTGGAAGCAAAAGCGAAAGCGGTAGTGCGCTCTCGCACCAGAAGACAGCCGCCCGAACCGTAAGAAAAAAGCACCGCTTTTCGTATCTTTTTGAATACGATTCGGGTTCGTCCCACGTTCCAGAACGCGGTACAATTCAGCCAAACGACAAGCCAATCTTGACGGTTGCGCTATCGAAATCAGAGAGGGACAAATGAGCGAGCAACGCTGGATTGAGATTTACGAAAGCCTGCCGCCCAATGGGCAACTGGTGCTGTGGCTTCGTCCAGCCGACAAGCGTTGGCCCGTAACGGTCGGCAGGCGTGACGGCAATTCAGTCGATGATGGCGGTGATTTGGTGTTTAAGATTGAGCCGTTCGTCACTCACTGGATGCCGCTTCCAGAATTGCCAGCCGAATTGCGCTCTTGAGCGAACAGACGGCTATACCCAAACGGGTATGACCCTATAGCGGCGAGAGACGGACGCTTGACGCCGCCGATACGTTGCCAGCATGTTCGGCTGGCTTCGCAAATCGTTTGACTCATTTGGCCGCGATTCTCGCTGGCCCGCCGTCCGTCGCCGCCACATTGAGCGTTTCCCGACCTGCGCGGCGTGCGGCGCAACGGAACGCCTCGAAGTCCATCACGTCATTCCAGTGGGCCACGCCAAACGCACAGGCCGTCCCGAGTTGGAGTTGGACCCGCTAAACCTCATCACGCTGTGTGGCCCGCCCCGCGACTGTCACTGGTGGTTGGGCCACGCCTGCGACGATCGCAAGTGGCGGCCCGACGTGCGCCGCCTGGCCCAGGTCATCCTGACGAGCGAGGTACGGGAGCAGGGCGACCATGTATGACCTGCAGAAGCTGATCAAGCTGCACAACGACGCACGGTCGAAATCGTGGTGGACGCTGAAGCCGCTGTCTGTGGACGCCAAGCTGATGGGATACGCCCAAGCGTGGGCCGACACAATGGCGAAACGGAACCGCATGGTGCACTCGTCCATGCGTGACATCATGCGGCTGGGCTACTCAAGGGCGGCCGAGAACATCGCTTGGAACCAGCAGACCGAAGAGGCAGTCATGTCTGCTTGGCTGTGGTCGCCTGGGCATCGGTGGAACATCATGAGCGGCTCGTCGAACGTCATCGGCGTCGGCGTCTGCGATGCCGGGAACGGGCCCTACTGGTGCGCGTGTTTTGGGAGGTTGCCATGAGCCTGAACCGTTTCATGGCTGTGGTGTCTGTCCTAGCAACGGTGCTGGCAACCACATTGGCGTGGTTCCTTATTTACTTCCGATGACCCAAAAAGCAGGCGGACTGCAAGTCTTGCAAGCCAAACTGGCACACTAAACGCACGGGCCACGCTTCGGGCAAGACCCGAGCCATAACAAGGAGCAATCATGTCACAGGTCAAAATCAAGCGTCTGTTCCGCGTTGTCACCGCCACGGTGACCACTGCCACCAGCACATGCACCACGCTGCGAATGGACGACATGGCCGGCGCTGTTGTTGAGCTGCCGACGATTACCACGAACGCCGCCACGATTCAGGTCTGGGGGAACGACACGGAAACCGGCAGCTTCTGCCAGCTGTACGGCAGCGACGGAGCCGCCGCCAACATTACGCTGGCCCCCAGCACCACCAACCGCACGGCCTATGCCCTGCCCGACGCAGCGTACGCCATGCCGTACGTGAAGCTGGTGGCAGCCACCACCAACGCCACGGCCACGGTGAACGTGGTCATGAAGTCCTAGTGCCCACTCGCATTCCTGCACACCAGCCGATGCGGTTGCGTCCTGCACGAAAGCGGGACGACACCAACAGGCCAAACGCTGCTGCTCGAGGGTATTGCGACAAGGCACACAGGGCGTGGCGCAAGGCCGTGTTGACGCGTGATGCGTGGACTTGCCGCGACTGCGGGCGAGTGTGCAGTGACCACCGCGAGGCCCAGGCGGATCACATCGTGCCCATACGCAAAGGCGGCGAGCGATACGACCTTGGCAATGGTCAGACGTTGTGCGTGGTCTGTCACTCGCGAAAAACGGCCAGGGGCGGGTGAAAACTGCGGCACAAAACGTCTAAGAAACCGCCCGGCTTGCATCTGCGTACACGGCGACAGGTAATCATTAGGGGGTAGGTCATGGGCAAGCGAGGTCCGCCAAAAACGCCGACGGCCATTCGTGCGGCCCGCGGCACGCTGCGTGTTCACAGGGACGATGAGCCGCAGCCCCCAGTCGGTGGCGTCAGCATGCCTAGCCATCTCGGCGACATCGCCGCTGACCGCTGGCGTGAACTGCTGCCGATGCTTCAAGCCGTGCGAGTAATGACGCAAGCGGACATTGAGGCGCTCGCGCGTTACTGCGACACATACGAATGGTGGCTTGCCACGCGTGCCAAACTGAAAAAGGAAGGCGACACGTACCCGATCCTGAATGACAAGGGAGAAGTCAAGTACATCGCCCAGCGCCCCGAGGTGTCCATTGCCCACAAGCTGGCCCAGCAGCTGCGGCAGCTGGAGCAGGACTTCGGGCTGAACCCGTCGGCCAGGGCTTCATTGCATGTCGAAAAGCCGCAAGCCGTCGAAGACGAAGAAGACCGCAAGATGTTCGGCTAAACATCCGTGCGGCGATTGCTCGTCATGCTTGGCCGTAATGTTTTTCCAGAAACACCTGACGCACGCCAAGGGCGAGTTGGGCGGCAAGCCGTTCCTGCTTGAGCCGTGGCAGCGAGACTACATCCGGGCGTTGTTCGCCGAGGAGAACGGCCGCCGCAAGGTGCGAACCAGCCTGCTTGCGTTGCCTCGCAAAAACGGGAAGAGCACCTTGGCCGCTGGCATCGCTCTTCGGTGCCTGCTCGAGCCCGAGCCTGGCTGCGAAGTCTATTCATGCGCGGCCTCAAGGGATCAGGCGAGGCTGGTGTTTGATACCGCGAAGATCGCGGTCGAGCAGTCGCCGACGCTGTCTCAGAAGCTGAAGGTGTACCGTAACGCGATCGTGCGGGAGTCGACGCACGCGACGTACAAGGCACTGTCCGCCGAGGCAGGTATTCAGCACGGCCTTTCGGCTCATGCTGTCATCTTCGACGAGCTGCACGTCAGCAACCGGGAGATGTGGGAAGTCATGCTGTCGAGCCAAGGGGCCCGACGCAACCCGCTCACGGTCGCGCTTACCACGGCAGGCTACGACCGCAAAAGCGTCTGTTGGGAAATCTGGAAGTACGCCGAGGCGGTGCGGGACGGTGCCGTGAAGGATGCCACATTCCTGCCGATGATCTTTGCGGCCGATCCAGCCGCTGATTGGAAAAGCGAAAAGACGTGGGCGATTGCCAACCCGAACCTAGGCGTGTCGGTGAAGCTCGACTTTCTGCGGAGCGAGTGTGCCAGGGCAGTGGAAATGCCCACGTATGAAAACACCTTTCGGCAGCTGTACCTCAACCAGTGGACGGAGCAGGACCAGCGGTGGCTGCGGATGGATCACTGGGCACAGGGCAACGGGGCCTGCCCTGTGGACCTCAACGGGCGCGAGTGCTGGGCTGGCCTCGACTTGGCGACCACGTTTGATACGACCGCGCTGGTGCTGCTGTTTCCATTGGATGACGGCACGTTTTGGA